GACATGAACAATACAAAGAATATTTAGATTATCGAAACAAAACCTTATTCAAAGGGGATGAAGTAAATTTTGCATTATTCTTTAATTCAAGAAACATTCGCAGAAAACAAATCCCAGATGCAATGATGGCTTTCAGAGCATTTTTAGATTCATTACCATATGAAGAAGCATTAAAATGTAGATTTGTATTACATACTGAACTTGTTTCAGATCATGGAACTGATTTAACTAAAGTTAAAGAATATCTATTTGATGAAAGTTATAGTAAATGTATTATATTTTCTCAAAGTAAACTTGATAGAAAAACATTAAATTTCCTTTATAATGTAGCTGATGCTCAAATCTTACTTACTTCAAATGAAGGATGGGGATTAACAATTACTGAAGCTATTTTAGCAGGTACTCCAATTATTGCTAACGTAACTGGTGGTATGCAAGATCAAATGAGATTTGAAGATGAAGATGGTAAGTGGTTTACTCCATCACCAGAAATCCCTTCAAACCATAGAGGTACATTTAGAAAACATGGTGAATGGGTATTCCCAGTTTATCCAACTTCAAGATCAATCCAAGGTTCGCCTCCTACTCCTTACATTTATGATGACAGATGTAGTTGGGAAGATGCTTGTGATAGAATAAAAGAAGTATATTCTTTACCTCGTGATGTTAGAAAAGCTAAAGGTGTAAAAGGTAGAGAATGGGCTTTAAGTGATGAAGCAGGTTTCACAGCTAAACACCAAGCAGAGAGAGTAATGGAAGCATTTGATGCCTTATTCAAAGTATGGACTCCAAGAGAGAACTTTGAAATAGTAAATGCTACTGATTATAAAGGTAAATTTTTAAACCATAAAATTGTATATTAATGAATAAGCCAAGTTTTGTAATAAGTTGCCCAGTAGATACTTACAGTGGATATGGAGCCCGTGCTCGTGATATTGTAAAAGCAATTATAAACACAGGAAGATATGATGTTAAAATCTTACCTCAAAGATGGGGAGATACACCAGGTAACTTTCTTCAAGATAATAAAGAATGGGGTTTTTTAATTCCATATATTACCCCTCAATTAACAGCTCAACCTGACATTTGGATGCAGATTACTATCCCAAGTGAGTTTTCACCTCAAGGTAAATACAATATTGGTTGTACTGCCGGTATTGAAAGTACAGGATGTGATCCAGCTTGGATAGAAGGATTAAATAGAATGGATATGAACTGGGTTTCTTCAAATCATAGTAAACAAGTATTTAGTAGTATTACTTATGAAAAAAGAGATAAAAATACTAACCAACCATTAGGGGTAACTAAATTAGAAAAACCAATGGAAGTAGTATTTGAGGGTATTGATTTGAATGTTTATAAACATATTCCAAATGAAGATATTACTCTTAATTTAGATGCTATTAAAGAGTCATTCTGTTATTTGTTTGTAGGACATTGGATGCAAGGTGCTTTAGGTCATGATAGAAAAAATGTTGGTTTAACTATTAAATATTTTTTCGATGCCTTCAAAAATCAAAAAGCAGCTCCTGCTTTAATTTTAAAAGCATCAACAGGTAGAAACAGTTATATGAGTAGAGAAGCAATATTAGATAGAATTAATATTATTAAATCTACTTATAAAAATGACACTTTACCAAACGTTTATATTTTAAATGGTGGGCTTACAGATGAAGAGATGAATGAATTATATAACCATCCAAAAGTAAAAGCTATGGTTAGTTTTACTAAAGGAGAAGGATATGGTAGACCATTAGCTGAATTTGGGTTAAGTAAAAAACCTATTATAGCTTCAGGTTGGTCAGGTCATTTAGATTTCTTATCACCTGTTAATACAGTTCTTCTTCCAGGACATTTAGAAAATGTTGATGCAAGTGCTGCTAACCAATGGTTAAGAAAAGATACTCAAT